AGGCTCTCCGCTCAACAAGGAGAAGTATAAGAACCGCAGGGCAGAGATGTGGGGTGAGATGGCTGAGTGGCTTGATCCTTCTGTCTCCAACTTGGAGGTGGATATACCTGACAGCGATTCACTCCAGATGGATTTGTGCAGCCCCCAGATAACAAGGGATACGCAGGACAGATATGTGCTTGAGTCGAAGGATTCCATCCGTAAGCGAGGGATGCCAAGCCCAGATGAGGGTGATGCCATAGCTCTGACCTTTGCTGAACCGGTCAGCGAGAGGACAGTTCAGGGCAACTTTAGGATAAAAAGACAGCTAGGGTGACCGCCATTGCCAGTTATAGCTGTTATCTGTAGCATGATGCTACAAATGTATTAACTTATTGAGGGTATCCTGATGGATGCGGTAGACATAATAGGCAGATTCGATAGCTTGGCTGCAAGCAGGACAACGGTTCAGCAGGAGTGGGAGGACGTTGAACGCTATGTCTCTCCTCATCGTGGTAAATTCTTACAAGATGATAAGTCAGAGCACTCAGTGCAGTGGAATGATCACTACCGCTTTGACTCAACTGCGGTGACAGCCTGCCAGAACTTGTCTTCTAATATCCACGGCGCGCTAACATCACCCTCTGTTCGCTGGTTTGCTCTTCGGTATCGTGATGAAAAGCTCAATAAGAACAAGCAGGCTAGTATGTGGCTTGAGTCTGTGGGCGATCGTCTTCAAGCAGAGCTACAGGATAGTAACTTCGATAGCCAGATCAATGAGGTGTATCAAGACCTGACCGCCTTTGGTACTGGATTCCTCACGCTGGAGGAGATGCCGGGGCAGGGGTGGACTGGATTTAACTTCAGCTCAGTGCCTATCAAGGAGGGCTACTTTGAAGAGGACTTCATGGGGCGAGTCCTGCGGTTCTATCGCAAGTTGCAGTGGACACCACAGAAGATAATGAGCAAGTTCGGGGATAAGACACCCCAGAAGATAAAAGACCTTGAGGCTGACGGCAATACTGAGAAGCTGGATGTGTTGTTTGTCATTGTCCCACGAGGTAACAAGATTGCTTCTGTTGGTCAGAGAATGACTCAATCACGCAGACCTTGGGAGTATGGCTACATCTTAAAGGACGATGCGACCATCATTGAGACTGGGGGCTATTACGAGCAGATAGCCTTCGCTCCTCGCTGGGGTAAGACCTCAATGAGTGTGTGGGGGTTCAGCCCTGCTACCTTGGCAATGGGTGATATCAAGAGTGCCAATGCAGCCAGACGATTGCAGTTGAGCATGGCAGAGAAGATGATTGACCCGCCTGTGTTTGCTGAAGAGATGAGTATTCTGGCTGACCTTGATATGTCTTCTGGCGGTCTTAACGTGGTCAGGCGCATTGATGGCATTGAGGTGTTCAACGCTCAAGGCTCCATACCAGTCAGCGACCACATGATTACCCAGCTTCAGGATGCCATTAAGGATTATTTCTTCACTGACCAGCTTCAGTTCCCTCGTCCTCAAGGCACACCAATGAGCGCAACAGAAGCCCAGATTAGATATGAGCAGCTTGCCAAGCTAATGGCTCCAACACTGGGAAGACTACAGAACGATATGCTTAGTCCTATTGTAGCCCGAGGCTTCAAAATGCTGGTGCGTTCTGGTGAGCTTGATCCTCCTCCAGAATCTGTTGTTGAGTCAGGCGGTGATCTGGATATTGAGTATCTTGGTTCTCTGGCAAGGGCACAGAAGACTGATCGTGCTGCTGCTACTGAGCGTCTGGTTGCCTCTGTTGCCAATATCTCTCCCGTGTTCCCCAATGCTGTTGATGTAATTGATGATGATGCAATGGTTCGTGAGCTGGCTCGTGATCTAAATATCTCAGCGTCTATCCTTCGGGATGACAAAGAGGTGACGGCAATGAGGGAGGATCGTGAAGCCAAGATGCAGGCAATGCAAGAGGCCCAGATAGCAGAGCAGCAGGGCAATGCAGCTCAGGCGCAACAGGCAGCACAACAGGAGCAGCCCCCGCAATGAACATGGATGACTGGAAGAAAGAGCTAGACAGAAAGGCACATGACTTTGTTGAGACCTTCTCTACTGAGCATGGCAAGAAGGTTATGGAGGCAATGGAGCAGGCGTTTCAGACAGACCTGTTTAACGATAACTCACTGACGATGGCTAAGAATGTCGGCCAGTATGAGTTGGTTCAGTA